CTCTTCCGCTGTTCGTGCGACTGCATGACCGCGCTCATACTTGTACGTTGGTACTCCCATATCAGTCATGATAGGCTCGCTGAGTGTTTCCGGGACTTCATACCAGTCAGAGTTGCCTGTCATATCGTTGGGATTGTACCCAACTATACGATTGCTGTTGTCGGTATTAACATACATCAAAATCGCTCCTTTCTGTAAATTAACGTTTGATAGCCAAACAGTTGATGAAAAAGTTTGTCCATGCTGCGTATTGTCCTATGGCTGTTATAATCGTTCTTAATATATCCTCGGTATGAATTATATGAGCACACGATTTGCTCCAATTTCATAACACCGCGACATAGAAAGCAGTAAAACTTTTTAAGCTTTCGCCGCGACGTTGTGGTGTTCTTTCGACATGGCACAACAATTACTTTGCCCGTTTTTGTCAGAAACCATTTGCCTTTCATGAAGGTAAAGCCCCTTCCAATCTTTACAATTTGAGTTTTCTTTTCATTGATTTTAATGCCAAGTTCATCGCATATTTTCTTGATTTCCAAAAACCGCCGCCACAATCGCGCTTTATCTTCGTCCATGAGATAGCTGTCATCCATGTAACAGCCATATTCTTTCACTTGTAGCACTTCCTTTATGAAGTGGTCAAGTCTGCTCCGATATGAGATAGCGAGAATTTGCGAAATCTGACTTCCTATTCCAAGCGACTTTTCACCGAACGGTTCTATAAACTGCTTACAAAATTCCACAATCTTTTTGTCTGAAAAAGCTTTGTTGAGTAGCTTGTAAACAGGCCCGTGCTGAATGTTATCAAAGTAACTGGAAAAGTCCATCAAGAGTATGTAGCCGTTGTTTCCACCTGTACGCTTGTAAAATTGATGAAGATGGTGTTTCAATCTGTTTCGTGTGAATGATATGCCTTTCCCCTCCAGGCTTGCGCCGTTGTCAAAAATAAGGCTTCGGCTCAATACTGGAATCAGCGCATTGTCGCAAAGACTCCGTTGCGCCACGCGCTCTTTGAAATGGACAGATTTGATATGGCGCTTTTTTCCGCGCTCAATAAGGTCAAACTCAATGAACCCCATCGTAACATTTTCGCCAGCTCGCATTTTTCTTCTCAATTCCTGAATATTGCGAAACCAACTCATAAAATAACGTTGCACAGATTCTTTCCAACGGATAGACTTTCTTGACTGTTTAGCAGCTTTGAACAGTGCATTGGATGTACACATTCTGTCAAAATTGTCATACTCAGCTATCAAGTTGTGCCTTTTAATTTCTCTCTGCTTTTTTCTACGAATATATCGCGCTTTATGTCTTTCTTCACTGGTCATAAAAATTTGGAAAGGCGTACAGGACTTATTATAGAGCGCCGTTCTACCTGCTTAGCATCGGGGCATGAAAGTGAGCTGTTGCGCTTGCTCACCCATGCAAGCAGCGTCCGCCCCTTGCATCGTCTTTCTTATTTACCCTCCTTTTTCAAGGTGTAGGGATGGTTATCGGTTCCTTCCTAAAAAGGCGCGGATTTCAGCCCATATTGAGCTTAGTTTGACAGGCCATTCAATCAGGAATCAGAGCGGGACGCGGATGTTAGTGTTAGCAGCGTTGTTGTTGTTGGCATTGCCGTTGTTGTTGACATTCGCAAAGTTCGTAGAGTTGTTAGCAGACTCAAGCCACCAGTTACAGCGTTAACAACCGATAACCAAGGAAACGGAATTACTTCCGGTTCTTCTGAATTTTAGCGTTTCGCTTAAAGCCGCGCAATAATCCTAACTCTTGTTGAAGTAAGTCTCCAACTCGCTCCATCCTGTCAGGAGTTACACTTTCAATCCCCCATACGCAATCTTGTATGAAAACATGTAGAGCTTCTCCTGCTTCTATGGCCAGTTGAATATATTTTTTACGTTGCTTCAACTGTTCTTCGTCGGTCGGAAATCGCGTATAAGCGGCAACTGTATAACTTCTCATTTTTCGGAAAAGCGTCAGCATTGGTACAATATCCGTGTACAATGTGCGTTTCGGAAATATATTTGGATTTCCTGTAACACGACGCAATTCTATGTACAGTTCAGTAGCTACATCGAAATATTCAATGCCAGTTGGCTTGCGATTTCTTGTATAAACATTGCTCATTCTTTAAGCTTCTCCTTATGCGCCCCACATAGGGGGCGCTGTGTAGGCGTGTTAAGTGAAAAGGAAGCAGAGCGGGACGCGGATGGAAGAGTAAGCAGCGTCGGCGCTGTTGGCAATGCCGTAGTAGTTGACATACGCAAAGGCCGTAGAGTCGGCAGCAGACTCAAGCCACCAGAGACAGCGTCCGCCGCCATTCCCGCTACCTTTAATGACGTGCCGTGAACTTCCGTCAAAAATGAGCCACTTGTTATACAAGTTTCCAGCTTCATATCCGCTCGTACTGGCCCATGCGTTCGCGCCGTACACCTCACGCTCCATCGGCAAAAACAGACGGCCTCTGTCCGTCCACGCCCAGTTGTTAGGTGAGCTTGTGCCAGACGCCATAGATGGCAACATAGCTCTCATGCCCTTATTGTTTGGGCCTTTGAAAATATAATTTCCTAACGCTGTTGCTTCTGCCAGCTTAATAATACCGTTGTTTGCATCGTTCAGTGTAGCCCACAAGTGGGAACCTCTCCACGGGTTTACCTGCGCGGTGTCCAACCAAACAGAATTGCTGCACCGATATTGCAGCGTAGGCGGCAAGCAGTCTCGCGAACAAAACAAAATATGCTGTGCGTACAAAGATGTATCTCCGTGTTGAAGATATGGGTTAATCGCCGCGACTTCCATTTTTGCAACGGCGTTCATGGATTTCACAAAGCCGACAGTACAATCTTCAATCGCCGCGTAAGCATCCGTACCGGACACTTTGAATTTGATTGCCGTTGCGCTCTGGTATTCTCCTTCTTCCGCCGCTTCGGTTGTGCCACCCTCCGTTGTCAGTTCCGCGTCTGTGTAATAGGTCGTGCCGACAGGAACGGTAAACCTTGCGAAATCGGTATAGTTTCCGTTTAACGTGATAGGCCAATAGTCCCCGATGTGGATTTTAGAGAAGTCGCCAGCCGAAACCGCATTGTGCATAGCCTCCGCGCTTTCAAACAGCGTTGACAGGTCAGCACCACCGTAAGTAGCGATATTTTTATTGTATAGGTCGTGATGGTCAATAGCCGCTTTGACAATCTTGTTTTGCACCGGGCTTTCGCTCGTGCCGCTCAGTGCGCTATCGACCACGACCAGCGGGCCAAGCGACTCCCAGTAAGGTTCTTGCCCTTCAATAACGATATAAGCGTACTCCCCGCCGTCAGCGTCAACGTGGTAAACGTCACCGTTTTCTCCGCTGTCTGGTAAATCGTCCGTTGTCAGCACGGAACCTTTGAAGCGGAAAAGTGACGTTTCGCCCCCGCCGCCCCCGCCGTCCCCCGCCTTTGCCAGTGCGATAATTTCCCAAATAGTCATGTTCACACCTCCGGCCACTCACCATCTGGAAGTTTAACAATTACATCGTCTATGCGTCCGTCTTTTAAGATAATCGCTGCTTGTGCGTTTTTCGATTCCGGTATTCCTTGTATTTCGCTGAAACTTTCGACAAAGTAAGGCTCAATATCGCCGGAATACTGAAACGCGCCGTTGACTTTATAGATTAGGTCTTTTGCCATGTCTGGAACCTCCTTTAATAAGCAAATTCGTATCTGACAGCCGCTTTTGACTGACTGTGAACGCAAATGTATTCAAAACAGGCTTTTTCGTCATCGTCCATGATTGCCCCCCTTCATCAGCCCCAGCACCATCAGTGCCTCGGTTACTATAACGCTTGGGATTATCCAGAGTAAGTTCCAAATAGAAATCATCTCAATCAACAATCACCTTCTCCCTTTTGTTTACGAAAGACTGTATAGATATGCTCTGTTAACAGCTTTATCATTTTCGACTGCGTTAGTATTAAATGAAAAAATTGAGTCGATTGGTGAATTGATGATACTGGCGAGTTGTCTAATTGTAACATCACTCAATTTTGAAAACGCACCGTCTCTTCCAATCGTTATATTTGCCGGGGACAAGTTCACACTTGCA